GTTTCCATCGGTTTTAGTGCTCCAAACCCAAATCTAAGAAAGGAACTAATAAATGAATAAGCTCAAAGAAGATAACGGGGATGTACCCGGCTGGGTACTTATCACTCTGATGACCGCAGGCCTAGTAGTGTTAAGGCAAAACAGGGTTATTGGCGTGTTGCTATTTTGCGGCGACCCTAGCCGTTGGATACCTCATTTTAGTTTCATTAGCCCTGAGCTCAGAAGGGTTCAAACAAGGACCTTGGATCACAATCCCAGCAAATGAGTATCCAGCCCGAGTCCAACTCGAGAGCTCTGAGGGGTTCGTGTTTTTCGCATAGTTGACAGTTCATAACAGTAAAAATAGGCACTCTTGAGATTTCACGTTTTGAGTTATCCACAAGGTGGGACCGAACGGTTGTTTGGAGGAAGAGAAAAAGGCAAATTTCTCAGCCCTTGAGCTTGAAACCCTTAACAAAGTGGAGTGGTGTAGCGTTTTGGGAGGGGGAACGTGAATCTACGACGGTCAGAGACTGAAGGCATTTAGCCGCTAAAGCGCTTGCGACGAAACCCTTTTATACCCTCCATGGCCATTCACTCACGGACCAAGTTCGTGAGCGCTGCAGGGGTCCTCTTGCGCACAAGCTTCAACAAAAGACAAACGGAAAGCGACAACATGAGAAAAATAGCAACTGCCCTAATAATCACTGGCGCCCTATTTTTAGGTGGATGCGCACAAGCTGAAGAGGTTGCGCAGCCTAGGCAGGTGAGTCAAGAGGAGTTCAAATCTGCTCTAGATCTAACTCCTTCCTCTTATAACGATTTCGATGAGATGACCGTATATTCTTCTGGATTCTATTTCGAAGAGGGAGTTGCCTTCACTGTAATCAACAGCCAATACGACGACGGTAGAAACCTGATTTTTCTGTTGACGACCTATGAGGGGGAAGACTGGATATTTTTCGATTCTATGGACATCCGCTCTGAAGAGGAGACCGTATCTTTATTCAGCGGTCTTCAGTCATTTGATAAGTTCACGGACGTCCAGGATGGGGTGGTCGAGGAATACATTATGGAACTAGGAGCGAAAGAGATCGATTTGCTTCTTTCCCTTACCAACGAGTCTAAGTTTCGCCTCGCGGGCGATTCCGGAAGCGTTGAGCGAGCGTTTCGAGATCGAGAGCTATTGCTACTTACGCGTGTGATACACATCTACCTAGGCCTAGAGCAAGGCCTCACCCCATAAAACATTGACTCAGGCAGCTAATGTGAAATCGATTGAGATTGCATTGTCTTTGCAAATGTCAGGTGCTGAGAAGGGCTCCCTTGTTCCCTTAGGAAGAGACAAGGAAAACGGTCTTCGGCTGAGCTGTCTGACAGCACCTCATGGGCTTGCGGCTCACAACAGCCCCCCTTTGGATTTCGGGATTTCGTGTTTCTGCTAATCGGCACGGGAGCTAAACCCCGACCCCTGGAGGGGGTCTATGCCACTCCCTAGTGCGCTGTAAGGCTATCTGTGGCTAGGTGTGAGTTCTCTAGTTATCAAGGCCCGCAAAGGGTGGGGTGTTGCCCTCTAAGGCGGCGCTAAAGCTCCCTAAAACTCCAAAAGACAGAGCCTTAACGCAAAGGGCAACACCCGGCATTTGGTTCAAGTTAGCTAGCCGCCGCTTTGTATTTGTCGAGCTTCTCGTGAAGAGCCTTTGGGAAGTTCGGGTCTACTGGGTGAAAGAGCTTTTCTAAGAGCGCGACTATGTCCAAAGTGTGCCTCTCATTCGTAGAGGGGACTTGGAGATTTCCACCGATTCCGAAGTTGTTATCGAATTGGACTAAGTCCTTAGTTAGCCCTAGGTTGCTGAGCATGCGAAGTCCCGCGAGAGATTTGCTCCGGGCATCGACTGAGATCATGTAATCGGTCTGTAGCTTCATAATCGCCGATTGCCATTGGGCTATGCCTTCTTTGGCTTCTCTGAGGCATTCATCGACAATTGCGAGCCGGTTATCTTGGAGTGCCTGGGTAACAAGTGAGCCCGCTTTTTGCGCCTGAGTGCGAGCGTGCCGGGTGCGTTCAACCTGATAAAGGATTGCTCTTTCTGCTGCCTGAGTTTGGATTGTTCCCGGGTCTGGCTCTCCGGCAATAGCTGCCGCTTTTAGGGCCATCATGTCTGCGTGCTCAGCTTCTAGCAGTTCGTCTTTAAGGCCGGCAAGAAAAGAATCTTGCTCTGCGAATTCGAGCTCTGCGATTTTCATTTGGTCAATGAGACTTTGAACCGCCTTTGGGTATTTTATGTTCGCGGTTGTTGGGGTGTTGGCTGGGTATATTTCGGTCATTAGTTGGGTTCCTTAATCTGTTGGGTTTCTGTGAATGTTTGAGTTAGTGGGTCGTAGTGATAGGCCGCTGCCTCAAGCTCCGGGTAAGCGACAAGATCCGCCTGGAGTAATGTCACCGGCTGATTAGCTTGTAGCGAGTGGAGCAAGGTTGTTAGGTGTCTATGCCTGGGTGAGGTGATCTCTTCCGGGCCCTCTTCAATGAGGTTGTTTCGGTAGAGAACTCGAAGAGCCATGTAGAGCTCGTGAGTTAGATCGCTCGGGGCTCCGGTAACTACTTTCTTTAGCTTCGGCATTAGATCCGACTCCTAGCCGCTGGAGAGCGATTGCCCCGGCCGGGGTTTGGCTCTTGGATTTTCAAGAGGCTGATTATGCGAGCTGCTGCTAATCGCGCCCCTCTAACCTCGGTAAAAATGGAGTTCAATCTCATTTGGCCCCGGCTTCCTGGAGTGGTTGCTCCCTCAGCCTCTAGGAGGGCTTCTAAGGTCGCTATATCGTTGAGTTGAGCTTGAGCTAAAGCGATTAAGTGGAGGTCGTTAGCGCTCCATTCGTGCCGCTCTGAGAGGTCTTGTGAGAGGTCATCTATAAGTGCCATTTTTAGGCCCTTTCTGGTTAGTAGTGGTTATGGGATTCTTCAATGGTGAAATGCAGTCCCAGCGAGCCACAGCACCTCAACGGTCTAGGGGAGGCCCCCGGGTGGAGGTCCCTAGCCACCCCTAAAGCATTGTTTCCAGCCCTAGTTGCTCTCGGCATAGACATCACCGCTCGAGTTTCTCTTTCGGTCTCAATGCCTAGCTCGGCTAAGAAGGGGTTAGTCGGGTTGCTTGAGTTGGTGAGCTCAGAGTTTGCAATCAGCTCGAGGCGGTCTTGGGATTGCATGAGGCCGGTGCTTGGGTGGTTTCTAATAGCGCGCATACAATCCCCTTTTCAGCGGTTCTAGTGGCATTGGAGATCCAGCTCTGATCCATTGGTTTAGTTCGCTCAGCGTGATCTTGCGTTGGCGGCCTGTAGGTCGCTTAGCCTTGTGAGTTGCTTTCGGTGTCCTTCTCATCAGAATGTTTCATCCTCTTCATTAGTAGAGATTTGGGGATACTCCTCCAACCCCACCCTTATAGGGGTGGGGATCTGGTGGAGGTCGGTATTCAGTCCGCCAAATTGTTCTTGGAGGACGGTTGGAGGAGCTGGAGGAAGGCGAACACTAACGCTCCGGCCATCTCTGCGAAGTTCAGCTAACCCCCTAGATAAAAGGGCTTCGAGGACTCTCCGGGCGCTTGTCTCGGGAAGCTTGGACCTCCGTATCCAATTGGCGGAACTTTGCCAATCGAGCTCCAAAACTGCTAAAGCTTTGGACTGCTCCTCCAAGCCGATCTGGAGGAGTTTTGGACCCTGGAGCACGGCAGAATCTAGCTCCGCTTCTATTGAAAATGGAAGCTCTAAACCCTCTGATCCATGTCGATTCTTTTTGACTGTGAGCTTTAGCCCGGTAGAGGTTTTACTAGCAATTAGGACATGATCCGCCATAGCTTCTAATTGAACCGATCCGGAGATACTCGAACCCGGGCCAATTGCAGACTTAGGAGAGTGGGCTAGAACAATAATTGAGAGCTCTCCGTTAGAGGCTTCAAAGAGGCTTCTAAAGAGGGTGTGTAGGGCCATAACCTGAGATTGTTCGTTCAGGTTCATTCCTCCGATTAGAGAGGCTAGAACATCGATTATCAGCACTCGGACACCTTCGGCCGCTAAGTCAATTAGAGGCTTAGATAAGGCCGCATTAGATAGGTCCAGCCTCTCTAAATAGCGAAGGTTCTCATAAGGGATAGGGATCCCATTCAGAGACTCCCACGCTTGAAAGCGGTTGAAGGTTAGCCGGGCTGAAGCGTCCGTTGTGGCATAGATAACCCGGCCGGAGAGTGCTGCTCTATCGAACCAGTCTTGGCCACTTGCAATAGAAGCGGCTAAAGATTGGGCGATCAGAGATTTTCCAACACCTGGAAGACCCGCTAAAAAGGTTAGAGTCCCCTCGACTATGAGATCTTCGACTAGATATCTAGGGGCCGGTGTGGAGGCTAGGGAATCAAATCTAGGTAAAGAGTCGTAGGCGCTCATTTTGAGCCTCGAGCCTTTAGGGTGAAATCGTTTCTCAGGCCTTTGATTATTAGCCATAAAACGCGCTCTTGCTCTAGGTGGTCTTCCCTTAGCTGTTCGTTCTCTCTAAGGGCTTGATCGGTTCCCCAAACAACACCTTCAAAATAAAAGTATTGCTCTCTCGGTGTTAGGTCAGTGAGTATTAGCTGCAAGGGTCACCCCCTGGGTTAAGTGGCTAGCTTGAACAAAAGACTCAAGCTGATCGAAGGGGATTAGGGTCCTGCGTCCTACTTTTATGATTCGAATGTCACTTGGGAGCTCAGTTAGTCTTTTTTCCATGAGTCACCCCCTCGAGGTGTTAGCAACACTGTAAGAAGCTGTCGCTGGCTTGCACTCAAGGGCGGGGCTTTGGCGATGACATTTGAAACATAAACGGCAAGGGCTGAAATAGCCGATTCACTGCAACGCCGGGTCATTTTAAACCTCGGCCCTGCGCGAGTCCCTCAATGAGGTTTTTTAGGGTTGCGATTTGTGTTTTAGTTAGCGGTGAGAACTCAGCTATGGATTTTGATAATTTTTCGACCAGTTTGCCGAAGCGATAATCCGGTGTTTTTGATTCAAGACTCAAACGCGCCGAAACTAGTTCAGCGTCTGTTGATATTCGAGACCTTGTTAGTGCCGCGACTCTTGCGCGATCGGAAGTCCAAGACATTCCACTCTCCTAAGGGATTCAGCAAACTGTAAAAGTTTGCTTATGAATCCCTCCGATGAGAGGAACGATGATGCCGCCAGGTAACGGCTTTTATACTTCTCGAAGTATAGCATCTATTTGCGACAAAGAAACTATAAATTTGTTAGATGGAAGTGTCGCAGCAACACCGGCTAACGTCCGAATGACTTCATCGAATTTCAATCTTGCTTTGGAGCCATCTTTGAGTTGGAAGCTGATCCTGCAAGAAGCGTTTTTAGTTATGTTGTTGCAAAATAGATCAATCCGACCCCTCTCATAATCCGGTCTCCCTCCGCCCATTGTTTTCTGCGAGATGGTTTTGTTGCTGCTGTCATAAGTTGGATAGCTAACCATGTTGGCAAAGTCAATCGTTTTTGAGTCATCCTCCGAGACGCTTGCATAGACTACAAAGGTGCGCGCATGAGATCGTTCCTTAGTGCCGTCGCAAACTATTTCGACTCTAGCTTTTTGCATTTTTCAGTCCTCCAAATCTGGGACAATACTCAATCGGTTTGTGCGCTCGATGCCTTCTTCTTTGAGTTGCTGCCACTCTCTCGAATACCAACAGGTTTTGCATTCATCACCAGCAACGGCCACAGGTTCGCCACAGTGGCAACGCTCAGGAAGTATTTTCTCAATCACCTTGGCGGCATCCAATAGTGCCTGACCTAGCCTTCTGGCCTCGATGGCGGTAATTGAATGGTGGGTCAGAGGACTCCAAGCAATACCGGAATCAGGCTCACGATTCCTCACCGATGGATGACCGTGCCAAAACTCAATAACAGGCAATCTTCTTCCAGAAACCGCCTCATCTTGCTCAACTCTCACGGCCTGGCAGGGCATGTCCTGAAGCCAAAGATGCTTTTCTTTGAGAATCAGGGCTGTGTGTTTTCCAACTGTTGCCGGCTCACTCTCATGGGCCCGGCTTTCGTTTAGAACCGATTCAGTCTCACCATGAACCCCAAAGTGCGACTGGCACCATTCTGGACATAGAGCTTCTTTTTCGTTTTTCATCTTCTCCCTCTATTTGATTCTCTAATTGCCTAAATCTGTTTCCAAGTGATTTCAATGTCTGCGGGGTCAAAAGTTCTTGTGCTCTTTTGCTTTTGAATTTTTACTGACACCAAGGCTTCGACGACACCTCGACGCTGTTGGAAATTCAATTTTTCATGCCAGTGTCTTTGAATGTCTTCCGCACCGAGTAGGCCAGTGACGACAGGATTACCCTGAGCAGAGTCAATCTTGCTCTGAAGCTTGGCAAGTTCATGGGTGAGCTTCTTGGAGGCATCCTTCACGGCACTCAAGGTCAATACACCTTCAGCGAGCGCAGTGGCTAGATCATCCTTGCGTGATCGCAATTCAACCGCTTTGGACATAAGGGGCTCAAGATTTACCTCAGGAGCAAGCATGATGCTGGCATCAGGCATAGATAGCCGGGCTAAAATTATTGCCTCGACAACCTCATCTGTTGCATGCATTTGTCTCGAGGTGCACCATTTAGAGACGCAGGCATAAGCTATTCTCGTCGTTTTAGTGCCGTCCTTAGCCCTTCGATATTCTGGCCTTGCAAACATTCGTGCTTCACAAATTCCACACTGGGCATAACCGCTCAATAAATACTTTGTTTTCTTAGAACCGGAATTCGGTTTTGCTCTTCTTTTTGATACTCGCTCATAGGTTGAAAAAGTTTCTTCGTCAATAATTGGAACCCAGGACCCCTTCGCAAAAAGCGCACCTTTGTATAGGCGTAAGCCTGCATAGGCCGGGTTCTTCAGTCGGAGCCGGAGGTTCGCCATCGTCCAGCCTTGGCCATCTTGGGCTGTGAGCCCTCTCTCGTTTAGAGAGCGGCATATCGAGTAATAAGTTTCACCTGCGATGTAACGCTCGTAGGCTTCGCGAAGAACCGCAGCCTCAGATTCAACGACAACCACTTCACCATTTACTCGGTCATAGCCATAAGGCCTTCGGCTAAATTGCCATAAGCCTTTTTCCGCTCGCTGTTTATTCGCTGCAACCTGCCTCAGGCCCTTGCGCTTGCCCTCCAACTCGTTTCCAATTCCAAAAAAGTACGCCATGGTTTGACCGTCCACGGTGGAGAGGTCAACGTTTCCACCACTCACCGCATGGATCGTTAATGGGTGCTGGCGGATAGTGTCAATCAGGGGAACCAAATCGCTCATAAGCCTGTAGAGGCGGTCAGTTGCAGCAACGATGAGGATTGTCACCTCGTCGGTCTCGATAGCTCGCATAAGCTCTTGAAACGCCGGCCTTGGCCCTTTGGTTGCGCTCTTGTTGTTGTCTACGAATTCGCGATTCACACTTAGCCCCAACTTGCTCGCTAAGTCTTGGCACTGTTTACGCTGACGATCAATAGCAAACTCTTCGCCATCTCGGTCTTTGGACTGTCTAAGGTAAATAACTGTGCTCATAACATAACCCTATTTCAATTTGGTGCGGACTAGTGGTGTTAGGGCAAAAGAGGGTTATCGGCGTGTTGCTATTTTGCGGCGACCCTAGCCGTTGGATACCTCATTTTAGTTTCATTAGCCCTGAGCTCAGAAGGGTTCAAACAAAGACCTTGGATCACAATCCCAGCAAATGAGTATCCAGCCCGAGTCAAGCTCGAGAGCTCTGAGGGGTACGTGTTTTTCGCATAGTTGACAATTCATAAGAGTAAAAATAGGCACTCTTGAGATATCCCGTTTTGAGTTATTCACAGGCGGGGTAGATCTTTTTGATGGGCGCAAGTTTGAGGACAGGTGGGATTCGAATGTTGACTAGCAAATATCTTGGCCCGTGATTCCGCTCTCACTAGGTGTTTGTTCGGCTAAAAACTGACATTAGACGATAGGGACGCGAGCTCAAAATTAATGGTTGCAATAACAACCGACTCTGAAACTCCCTGCATCGAAAAAGTTTCCGTTTCTCCTCCGAGCCCCCGCATGTCGGCCTTCTCAAGAGCCTGCCCTAAGCCAAGATCGTGGCGAACATAAATAAAAACTCGTCTTTCTAAATGTTTGATTATGAGACCGTCTCCCGACTCAACCGCATGAATCAGTTCCCAACCTCTTCTCTGAAAGCTTTGCACTCTGTTGCTTTTGGCGCTCGGATTAGTTATGCCGACTTTGTAGGAATTTTTCTCTGCATTCATAATGAAATAAAGCTTTCCTGGGAGATTTGTTTTATAAGAACTAGGAGCACAAGCTGGGCATCCTCCCAAGCTGAACCATCTATTAGCTGGCGCGGCAAAATATGGAGGATGAAGGCCAAATGCACATTTCCACCAATAGCTGTCGTTATTTGCATAAGAAATCTCAGAGATGTCTTTTGAATTCAGTTCGGACTCCCACTCACCAGGCAGGTGAGACCTAAGAGGGTCCTTGGATGACATCGTAACCAAGTCATTTCTACCCAATTCGAATCTTGCGCACTTAGGGCAGCCACTTCCGTTCGACCTAGTCGTAATGGCGGCTGGCCAACGATGAGAACCATTCGAGGAGCAAATCCATTGAAAAACTTTGTTACTAAATTCCACAAAATACTCTGGCCTTTGAGGAAAATTAGCTTCGTAATCCCAGCTAGAAGCGACTTCGGGCCGTCTGGTTCGCAGGTCGTTGTCTCCCAAAAGAACTCTTTTACCTGCGCAGAATGAGCAGCCCGAACCGTCAGTGACTCGTTCGTAAGGGGTCATTGGGTAAATATGTAAAGGGTTTTTGTTGCATCTCCAGAGAACTTTTTGACTAGAGCCTGCTCCGAGCGTCCTGCCATCTGGCATGTCTCCCGGGTTGTCTGATAGCTCGTTGCAGAGTTCTGGATGAGTAGTCTCCAAGTCGTTCTCTCCTGGATAGGGCTCCAATCCTTGGCAAAATCTGCACTTGCTGCCGTTGGGGCCTACCCGGTTAGAAACCCATGCATCGTGCACGTGACTTTTTTCAGGACACCTCCACCACACTGGCCCGCGATATCCAGTTCCCAAGTTCTCAGCAGTTAGTTTTCCGTTCAACTCGTCGACTAGCTCCTTAGCAAGTTCAGGTTCAAATTGGCTCAGAGGCCTTCTGGGTCTTTTCTTACATTTGCACCGCCGCGGAAAATCTCCAGTCACTGCATCCTGGGAAGCGGTGGTGATCTCTCCGCATAAGAGGCATTCGAATTGCGTAATAGTTTTAGCATTTGTGTAGGATCCGGTGAGCTGCCAATCTAGATTAAGTAGCTGCTCGGGCAGAGTTTTCAGAAACTCTTTTCGCCTTGTGAGGCGAGCACGATTGTCTCCACACACCCGACATCCGCCCGGCTTGTTCTTTCTTATTAGCTGTCGAATAGTGGCGTGATGAGGGTAAACGGTTTCTCCGCACCCGTGGCAAACGCATTTCCAAGGTTTTCCTGAGCCCGGGTAAGGATCGTCGGGGAAAAGGCCTCTAGAGATCATGTCCGCGGAGGCGTCTGCCAATTTCAGCATCACTTTCAACACCTCCAATAATCTAAAAAGAGTCTAGAAGTTCTTTGGTCCGTTAGGACGCTTCCATCATCACTCCCAATAAATTTTCATTCGCTCCAAGACCAGTAGAACCAAGACGAGTTTCCTTTATGCTTCCATCAACGTCGGTCACTTGGAGAGAATCCGATAGCTGCAAGCCAACTAGAGATCTGGTTTCTAAGGCTTGATAGTTGCCCAACTAATGGGTGCGTTACTACTTGGCCATTAGGGGTTATGTATGAGCGTTCGACCTCCCCGGAGGCTAGAAGGTTCCTAATGCTCTCGTATTCGTCCTGGGCTTCGCAAAGCATTTTGACGATGGTGTGATCTGAATCTGGAGAAATCCAAGTTCTGCCGGCGCTCCAAATGAGGTTCCAGAGCTCTATGCCGGTCGCTGATAGTGGCGGCGGTGTTGGGATACCTCCAGAGCCTTTTAGGGCCCCTCCGGTTGCCTGTGCGGTGCTATGAATGACGCCTAGCGTGCTAATTGAACCGGTTGCTTTTTTAGGCCTACCAACTGGGCGGCCGGTCTTTCCTTTTGGCATTTCTAACCTTTCTTTTTTGGGCTGTTTAGGACTTGATAGCCCCTAGGGGCATTTATGGAAAACATGTCTTTGCTTGGCTGAAAGAGCAACTGTGACCCCCCTAGAGGGGCTCCCCCCACCCCACCTAGTGCCTCTAAAGCCAAAAGCGGCTAAGAATGACTAACTATTTATTTATAAGTCTTAGCGAGTGTGTAGGCGTTGGTCTTGCCCTGAAAGTGCAGAGTCTGATTGAGGACTAGATCAGCTACCGCAACAAGACCAACGCCCGGGAGTTGGTGCAAGTTTTATTTAGCTATCTCTTCCGCTACTTCCGCTAGCTCTGCCTGGGCCTCTAAATGTTTCCCACCTTCGGCGTAGATCTCTCTGAGGGTTTTGACTAACCAAGCGCTCGACTTATCGGATTCTGGAACCTTGAAGCCTCCGCCTGCGCGATGTATGTTGTCCAGCCCAAATGAGATCTCGGGCCTAGTTAGGTTCAATTCAAAAACTGTGCGCATACCGTTTATCGACTCGCGCCTTTTTTCGTAGGCCTCTGCAAAATCAATATGGAGTTTCACTAGTGCGCGGTCCCACTCAGTAGCGCCGTTCTCTAGCATTTCGCAAGCCAGTTCAATGATTACTAACCGGTTCCTCATTAGCGCAGCGTTCACTAAGGCAGTGGCTTCTCTAACTTGCTTAACCTTTGCTCGGGTTCTTATTGTTTGATACTCGACTGCCCGGGCGGTGTCCGTTGTGGCCTGGATGCCCGGGTCTGGTTCTCCAGCGATTGCGGCTTCTTTTAGCGCCTCCATGTCGTTGTGCTCGGCATTCCTGTTTTCATCCTCCAACTGATAAAGCTTGGTTCTCTCTTCCTCGTATTGGGCCATTAGCAATTCGTGGGCCTTTATTAGTTTCTGGATATCCTTCGGGTAGGGCATGTTTGCGACCGCTGGGGTTGTCGGTTGGTCTGTCGGTAGTGAGAGCATTATCTGTTTTCCTTCATCGTTCGGGTTATTGGGTCGTAGGTATACGACTGCACTTTGGTTCTGGCTTCAATTGCAAGTTCTGCTAGTGAAGGTTTAGCTGGGTTGGTTTCGTCTTTGGGCTCAGGTTGTGGGGCTAGGCGGTCCTGAGACTGCCCTAGGCCATTGGAGGGGTGGCTAGGAGTTATTGGCATCAGACACCTTTCTTAGCGGTTCGCCTTCGCTTGGAGATCCAGCTCTTAGCCATGCATTGAACTCGGAGAGTGTGATCTTCCTTTGGCGGCCGGTAGGCCTCTTACTCTTGTGAGTTGCTTTGGGTGTCTTTCTCAAAAGGTTTCATCCTCTTCATTAGTAGAGATTTGCGAATACTCCGCCACTCCACCCCTTATAGGGGTGGGAGTTTCTTGGCGGAACTTATTGGCTCCGCCAGATTCTTCGTGGCGGACGCTTGGCGGAGTTGGCGGACGGCGGACGCTAACATTTCGACCCTCTTGGAGTTTCTCCGCTAAGCCCCTAGAAACAAGGCTTTTGAGAACTCTCCGGGCGGTTGTTTCAGATAGTTCAGTCCGCCGAGCCCATTTGGCGGAACTTTGCCAATCGAGCTCCAAAACTGCTAACGCTTTGGTTTCGTCCGCCAAGCCGATTTGGCGGAACTTTTCACCCTGGAGGACGGCAGAATCTAGCTGCGCTTCTATTGAAAATGGAAGCTCTAAACCCTCTGATCCGTGCCGGTTCTTTTTTACTGTGAGCTTTAACCCGGTAGAGGTTTTACTAGCAATTAGGACATGATCCGCCATCGCTTCTAACTGCACCGATCCGGAGATACTCGAACCCGAGCCAATTGCGGACTTAGGAGAGTGGGCTAGAACAATGATTGAGAGCTCTCCGTTAGAGGCTTCAAAGAGGCTTCTAAAGAGGGTGTGCAAGGCCATAACTTGCGATTGTTCGTTTAGGTTCATTCCACCAATTGAAGATGCTAGAACATCGATTATCAGCACCCGGACACCTTCGGCCGCTAAGTCAATTAGGGGTTTAGATAAGGCTGCATTAGATAGGTCCAGCTTCTCTAAATAACGGAGGTTCTCATAAGGGATAGGGATCCCATTCAGGGACTCCCAAGCTTGAAAGCGGTTGAAAGTTAGCCGGGCCGAAGCGTCCGTTGTGGCATAGATAACCCGGCCGGGGAGTGCTGCTCTATCGAACCAGTCTTGGCCACTTGCAATAGAAGCGGCTAAAGATTGGGCAATTAAGGATTTCCCGACGCCTGGAAGACCCGCTAAAAAGGTTAGGGTCCCCTCGACAATGAGATCTTCTACCAGATACCTAGGGGCCGGTGTGGAGGCAAGGGAATCAAATCTAGGCAGGGATTCGTAGGCGCTCATTTTGAGCCTCGAGGCTTGAGAGTGAATTCATTCTTAAAGCCTCTGATTATGAGCCATAAAGATTGCTCTTGCTCTAAGTGCTCTTCCTTGAGCTGTTCAATTTGCCTAAGTCCTTGATCGGTTCCCCAAACAACGCCTTCGAAGAAAATATATTGCTCTCTCGGTGTTAGGTCAGTGAGTATTAGCTGCAAGGGTCACCCCCTGAGTTAAGTGGCTAGCTTGAACAAAAGACTCAAGCTGATCAAAGGGGATTAGGGTCCTGCGTCCTACTTTTATGATTCGAATGTCACTTGGGAGCTCAGTTAGTCTTTTTTCCATGAGTCACCCCCTCGAGGTGTTAGCAACACTGTAAGAAGCTGTCGCTGGCTTGCACTCAAGGGCGGGGCTTTAGCGATGACATTTGAAACATAAACGGCAAGGGCTGAAATAGCAGATTCACTGCAACGCCGGGTCATCTTGCACCTCGGCCTTGCGACAGTCCCTCAATGAGGTTTTTTAGGGTTGCGATTTGTGTTTCATCTAGATTTGGCGATGGGTCCAGATTCTTCTCCAAGAGTTGAATTAGGTTTGCGAAAACCAAATCTCTTTTTGCTTGAAGGAAGGTTTGATCGTTGGATTTTCTTGATCGGCTCAACGCGGCAACTCGTGCTCTTGCGTTGGCAATTTGCTTATTCATGGGCATCTTGTCCTGGCTGTGTTTTTAAACGCAACCCGACAAAGGTGCTTGGCCCATTACAACTTAAGCCTGAAATGGTAGACAGCAAGATGACCTTGCTTCTTATCAGTATAGCGCATTATTCGAACATTTGTTCGAACTGGGCGTGTCGCCTAGAACGGCAATTTGGAAATGTTGATTTTAAATTGGCCTTTTGAAATGTAGGCAGAAACAAGTTTTTCCAGGGTCTCCCTATTTAGTCTTGTCTCCCTGCCACATTTGCACTTTAGGACAAGCCTCTCTTCGTCATCATACGAGGCGTGCTCAGGAACGATTTGGTGCCCCGCAACTCGAACTCTTTCTGTAGTGAATGAGTAATTTGACCAATCACTTGTATCCGTGTTCGTGTCTGACCTGGAAAATCTTGCAAGTTCAAATCGATCATGTTGACCTTTGTCATCGCAAACAAAAATCAGGTCCTTAAATACGTTCATCTTTAGCTCTCCAATTTGATTCTCTAGTTGACTAAATCTGTTTCCAAGTGATTTCAATGTCTGCGGGGTCAAAAGTTCTTGTGCTCTTTTGCTTTTGAATTTTTACTGACACCAAGGCTTCGACGACACCTCGACGCTGTTGGAAATTCAATTTTTCATGCCAGTGTCTTTGAATGTCTTCCGCACCGAGTAGGCCAGTGACGACAGGATTACCCTGAGCAGAGTCAATCTTGCTCTGAAGCTTGGCAAGTTCATGGGTGAGCTTCTTGGAGGCATCCTTCACGGCACTCAAGGTCAATACACCTTCAGCGAGCGCAGTGGCTAGATCATCCTTGCGTGATCGCAATTCAACCGCTTTGGACATAAGGGGCTCAAGATTTACCTCAGGAGCAAGCATGATGCTGGCATCAGGCATAGATAGCCGGGCTAAAATTATTGCCTCGACAACCTCATCTGTTGCATGCATTTGTCTCGAGGTGCACCATTTAGAGACGCAGGCATAAGCTATTCTCGTCGTTTTAGTGCCGTCCTTAGCCCTTCGATATTCTGGCCTTGCAAACATTCGTGCTTCACAAATTCCACACTGGGCATAACCGCTCAATAAATACTTTGTTTTCTTAGAACCGGAATTCGGTTTTGCTCTTCTTTTTGATACTCGCTCATAGGTTGAAAAAGTTTCTTCGTCAATAATTGGAACCCAGGACCCCTTCGCAAAAAGCGCACCTTTGTATAGGCGTAAGCCTGCATAGGCCGGGTTCTTCAGTCGGAGCCGGAGGTTCGCCATCGTCCAGCCTTGGCCATCTTGGGCTGTGAGCCCTCTCTCGTTTAGAGAGCGGCATATCGAGTAATAAGTTTCACCTGCGATGTAACGCTCGTAGGCTTCGCGAAGAACCGCAGCCTCAGATTCAACGACAACCACTTCACCATTTACTCGGTCATAGCCATAAGGCCTTCGGCTAAATTGCCATAAGCCTTTTTCCGCTCGCTGTTTATTCGCTGCAACCTGCCTCAGGCCCTTGCGCTTGCCCTCCAACTCGTTTCCAATTCCAAAAAAGTACGCCATGGTTTGACCGTCCACGGTGGAGAGGTCAACGTTTCCACCACTCACCGCATGGATCGTTAATGGGTGCTGGCGGATAGTGTCAATCAGGGGAACCAAATCGCTCATAAGCCTGTAGAGGCGGTCAGTTGCAGCAACGATGAGGATTGTCACCTCGTCGGTCTCGATAGCTCGCATAAGCTCTTGAAACGCCGGCCTTGGCCCTTTGGTTGCGCTCTTGTTGTTGTCTACGAATTCGCGATTCACACTTAGCCCCAACTTGCTCGCTAAGTCTTGGCACTGTTTACGCTGACGATCAATAGCAAACTCTTCGCCATCTCGGTCTTTGGACTGTCTAAGGTAAATAACTGTGCTCATAACATAACCCTATTTCAATTTGGTGCGGACTAGTGGTGTTAGGGCAAAAGAGGGTTATCGGCGTGTTGCTATTTTGCGGCGACCCTAGCCGTTGGATACCTCATTTTAGTTTCATTAGCCCTGAGCTCAGAAGGGTTCAAACAAAGACCTTGGATCACAATCCCAGCAAATGAGTATCCAGCCCGAGTCAAGCTCGAGAGCTCTGAGGGGTACGTGTTTTTCGCATAGTTGACAATTCATAAGAGTAAAAATAGGCACTCTTGAGATATCCCGTTTTGAGTTATTCACAGGCGGGGTAGATCTTTTTGATGGGCGCAAGTTTGAGGACAGGTGGGATTCGAATGTTGACTAGCAAATATCTTGGCCCGTGATTCCGCTCTCACTAGGTGTTTGTTCGGCTAAAAACTGACATTAGACGATAGGGACGCGAGCTCAAAATTAATGGTTGCAATAACAACCGACTCTGAAACTCCCTGCATCGAAAAAGTTTCCGTTTCTCCTCCGAGCCCCCGCATGTCGGCCTTCTCAAGAGCCTGCCCTAAGCCAAGATCGTGGCGAACATAAATAAAAACTCGTCTTTCTAAATGTTTGATTATGAGACCGTCTCCCGACTCAACCGCATGAATCAGTTCCCAACCTCTTCTCTGAAAGCTTTGCACTCTGTTGCTTTTGGCGCTCGGATTAGTTATGCCGACTTTGTAGGAATTTTTCTCTGCATTCATAATGAAATAAAGCTTTCCTGGGAGATTTGTTTTATAAGAACTAGGAGCACAAGCTGGGCATCCTCCCAAGCTGAACCATCTATTAGCTGGCGCGGCAAAATATGGAGGATGAAGGCCAAATGCACATTTCCACCAATAGCTGTCGTTATTTGCATAAGAAATCTCAGAGATGTCTTTTGAATTCAGTTCGGACTCCCACTCACCAGGCAGGTGAGACCTAAGAGGGTCCTTGGATGACATCGTAACCAAGTCATTTCTACCCAATTCGAATCTTGCGCACTTAGGGCAGCCACTTCCGTTCGACCTAGTCGTAATGGCGGCTGGCCAACGATGAGAACCATTCGAGGAGCAAATCCATTGAAAAACTTTGTTACTAAATTCCACAAAATACTCTGGCCTTTGAGGAAAATTAGCTTCGTAATCCCAGCTAGAAGCGACTTCGGGCCGTCTGGTTCGCAGGTCGTTGTCTCCCAAAAGAACTCTTTTACCTGCGCAGAATGAGCAGCCCGAACCGTCAGTGACTCGTTCGTAAGGGGTCATTGGGTAAATATGTAAAGGGTTTTTGTTGCATCTCCAGAGAACTTTTTGACTAGAGCCTGCTCCGAGCGTCCTGCCATCTGGCATGTCTCCCGGGTTGTCTGATAGCTCGTTGCAGAGTTCTGGATGAGTAGTCTCCAAGTCGTTCTCTCCTGGATAGGGCTCCAATCCTTGGCAAAATCTGCACTTGCTGCCGTTGGGGCCTACCCGGTTAGAAACCCATGCATCGTGCACGTGACTTTTTTCAGGACACCTCCACCACACTGGCCCGCGATATCCAGTTCCCAAGTTCTCAGCAGTTAGTTTTCCGTTCAACTCGTCGACTAGCTCCTTAGCAAGTTCAGGTTCAAATTGGCTCAGAGGCCTTCTGGGTCTTTTCTTACATTTGCACCGCCGCGGAAAATCTCCAGTCACTGCATCCTGGGAAGCGGTGGTGATCTCTCCGCATAAGAGGCATTCGAATTGCGTAATAGTTTTAGCATTTGTGTAGGATCCGGTGAGCTGCCAATCTAGATTAAGTAGCTGCTCGGGCAGAGTTTTCAGAAACTCTTTTCGCCTTGTGAGGCGAGCACGATTGTCTCCACACACCCGACATCCGCCCGGCTTGTTCTTTCTTATTAGCTGTCGAATAGTGGCGTGATGAGGGTAAACGGTTTCTCCGCACCCGTGGCAAACGCATTTCCAAGGTTTTCCTGAGCCCGGGTAAGGATCGTCGGGGAAAAGGCCTCTAGAGATCATGTCCGCGGAGGCGTCTGCCAATTTCAGCATCACTTTCAACACCTCCAATAATCTAAAAAGAGTCTAGAAGTTCTTTGGTCCGTTAGGACGCTTCCATCATCACTCCCAATAAATTTTCATTCGCTCCAAGACCAGTAGAACCAAGACGAGTTTCCTTTATGCTTCCATCAACGTCGGTCACTTGGAGAGAATCCGATAGCTGCAAGCCAACTAGAGATCTGGTTTCTAAGGCTTGATAGTTGCCCAACTAATGGGTGCGTTACTACTTGGCCATTAGGGGTTATGTATGAGCGTTCGACCTCCCCGGAGGCTAGAAGGTTCCTAATGCTCTCGTATTCGTCCTGGGCTTCGCAAAGCATTTTGACGATGGTGTGATCTGAATCTGGAGAAATCCAAGTTCTGCCGGCGCTCCAAATGAGGTTCCAGAGCTCTATGCCGGTCGCTGATAGTGGCGGCGGTGTTGGGATACCTCCAGAGCCTTTTAGGGCCCCTCCGGTTGCCTGTGCGGTGCTATGAATGACGCCTAGCGTGCTAATTGAACCGGTTGCTTTTTTAGGCCTACCAACTGGGCGGCCGGTCTTTCCTTTTGGCATTTCTAACCTTTCTTTTTTGGGCTGTTTAGGACTTGATAGCCCCTAGGGGCATTTATGGAAAACATGTCTTTGCTTGGCTGAAAGAGCAACTGTGACCCCCCTAGAGGGGCTCCCCCCACCCCACCTAGTGCCTCTAAAGCCAAAAGCGGCTAAGAATGACTAACTATTTATTTATAAGTCTTAGCGAGTGTGTAGGCGTTGGTCTTGCCCTGAAAGTGCAGAGTCTGATTGAGGACTAGATCAGCTACCGCAACAAGACCAACGCCCGGGAGTTGGTGCAAGTTTTATTTAGCTATCTCTTCCGCTACTTCCGCTAGCTCTGCCTGGGCCTCTAAATGTTTCCCACCTTCGGCGTAGATCTCTCTGAGGGTTTTGACTAACCAAGCGCTCGACTTATCGGATTCTGGAACCTTGAAGCCTCCGCCTGCGCGATGTATGTTGTCCAGCCCAAATGAGATCTCGGGCCTAGTTAGGTTCAATTCAAAAACTGTGCGCATACCGTTTATCGACTCGCGCCTTTTTTCGTAGGCCTCTGCAAAATCAATATGGAGTTTCACTAGTGCGCGGTCCCACTCAGTAGCGCCGTTCTCTAGCATTTCGCAAGCCAGTTCAATGATTACTAACCGGTTCCTCATTAGCGCAGCGTTCACTAAGGCAGTGGCTTCTCTAACTTGCTTAACCTTTGCTCGGGTTCTTATTGTTTGATACTCGACTGCCCGGGCGGTGTCCGTTGTGGCCTGGATGCCCGGGTCTGGTTCTCCAGCGATTGCGGCTTCTTTTAGCGCCTCCATGTCGTTGTGCTCGGCATTCCTGTTTTCATCCTCCAACTGATAAAGCTTGGTTCTCTCTTCCTCGTATTGGGCCATTAGCAATTCGTGGGCCTTTATTAGTTTCTGGATATCCTTCGGGTAGGGCATGTTTGCGACCGCTGGGGTTGTCGGTTGGTCTGTCGGTAGTGAGAGCATTATCTGTTTTCCTTCATCGTTCGGGTTATTGGGTCGTAGGTATACGACTGCACTTTGGTTCTGGCTTCAATTGCAAGTTCTGCTAGTGAAGGTTTAGCTGGGTTGGTTTCGTCTTTGGGCTCAGGTTGTGGGGCTAGGCGGTCCTGAGACTGCCCTAGGCCATTGGAGGGGTGGCTAGGAGTTATTGGCATCAGACACCTTTCTTAGCGGTTCGCCTTCGCTTGGAGATCCAGCTCTTAGCCATGCATTGAACTCGGAGAGTGTGATCTTCCTTTGGCGGCCGGTAGGCCTCTTACTCTTGTGAGTTGCTTTGGGTGTCTTTCTCAAAAGGTTTCATCCTCTTCATTAGTAGAGATTTGCGAATACTCCGCCACTCCACCCCTTATAGGGGTGGGAGTTTCTTGGCGGAACTTATTGGCTCCGCCAGATTCTTCGTGGCGGACGCTTGGCGGAGTTGGCGGACGGCGGACGCTAACATTTCGACCCTCTTGGAGTTTCTCCGCTAAGCCCCTAGAAACAAGGCTTTTGAGAACTCTCCGGGCGGTTGTTTCAGATAGTTCAGTCCGCCGAGCCCATTTGGCGGAACTTTGCCAATCGAGCTCCAAAACTGCTAACGCTTTGGTTTCGTCCGCCAAGCCGATTTGGCGGAACTTTTCACCCTGGAGGACGGCAGAATCTAGCTGCGCTTCTATTGAAAATGGAAGCTCTAAACCCTCTGATCCGTGCCGGTTCTTTTTTACTGTGAGCTTTAACCCGGTAGAGGTTTTACTAGCAATTAGGACATGATCCGCCATCGCTTCTAACTGCACCGATCCGGAGATACTCGAACCCGAGCCAATTGCGGACTTAGGAGAGTGGGCTAGAACAATGATTGAGAGCTCTCCGTTAGAGGCTTCAAAGAGGCTTCTAAAGAGGGTGTGCAAGGCCATAACTTGCGATTGTTCGTTTAGGTTCATTCCACCAATTGAAGATGCTAGAACATCGATTATCAGCACCCGGACACCTTCGGCCGCTAAGTCAATTAGGGGTTTAGATAAGGCTGCATTAGATAGGTCCAGCTTCTCTAAATAACGGAGGTTCTCATAAGGGATAGGGATCCCATTCAGGGACTCCCAAGCTTGAAAGCGGTTGAAAGTTAGCCGGGCCGAAGCGTCCGTTGTGGCATAGATAACCCGGCCGGGGAGTGCTGCTCTATCGAACCAGTCTTGGCCACTTGCAATAGAAGCGGCTAAAGATTGGGCAATTAAGGATTTCCCGACGCCTGGAAGACCCGCTAAAAAGGTTAGGGTCCCCTCGACAATGAGATCTTCTACCAGATACCTAGGGGCCGGTGTGGAGGCAAGGGAATCAAATCTAGGCAGGGATTCGTAGGCGCTCATTTTGAGCCTCGAGGCTTGAGAGTGAATTCATTCTTAAAGCCTCTGATTATGAGCCATAAAGATTGCTCTTGCTCTAAGTGCTCTTCCTTGAGCTGTTCAATTTGCCTAAGTCCTTGATCGGTTCCCCAAACAACGCCTTCGAAGAAAATATATTGCTCTCTCGGTGTTAGGTCAGTGAGTATTAGCTGCAAGGGTCACCCCCTGAGTTAAGTGGCTAGCTTGAACAAAAGACTCAAGCTGATCAAAGGGGATTAGGGTCCTGCGTCCTACTTTTATGATTCGAATGTCACTTGGGAGCTCAGTTAGTCTTTTTTCCATGAGTCACCCCCTCGAGGTGTTAGCAACACTGTAAGAAGCTGTCGCTGGCTTGC